AGACTTTTTCTCTTTATAAATCTACCCTGTTCATCTCTAGGTGCTATACCTTTACGTACAACCCACTTATCTAATACGCCACTAGGTGGCTGTTTTGTAGTGTATCTATAAGGACTGCTTATAACCTTACCTAGATAGTTTTTAAATTGCTGTACTTTCTTAGTTCCTGAAACCCCCTTATCTACATAAGTTGCATAATCTAACATATAGAACTTTAAACTATATTCTTCACCATTAAAATCAACTTCGTATCTTAATGACTGCTCTAATTTAGTTCCGCCACCTTTTGCTCTTTGTAAACCACCTTTCGCCCTATTGACTACTTGTCTACCAAAAGAATTTAAGTATCGTTCTATATTGTCTGTGTTCATTATACAAGACCTGCAAATATTTCTACTTGTACATCAGTTGTTGCTGATGGTCTTACTTGTACTGTTACTAAGTCTTCTAATGTAGGAAAAGCAGGTGTTGTATCTTCTTCTGCTATTGCTGCATTTTCTGCTTGAAATAATACGTGTGAGCCACCTGCTCTTACAGTAACTTGATAGTTAGTGTTAGTAGTTACAAATGCTACTATAACATCTTGGTCTGTACTAAGATTACTTATACGAAAGTATTTACAGTTTTCTACATCTAACGCTCCTGCTGCTCCGTGTGGTGTAGAATTAAATACTGCTACTGTTGTAGTGTTTGAATGTGCACAAGTTAATATACGTTCAAATACATCTACTACTCCTGTAGTTGTTAATACATTTGATGAGCCTCTAACTGCTCCATTTAAAGTTACTGTTTCTGTGATTGTTGTTACTAAGTCCGCCATAATTATTTGTTTTTATCTTTATCTATTTGTTTTAATTTATTTATTGCCCAATTTACTCCACTACTACCACCCCAAGCATCCCACATTAATCCTCCACAACCTTCTGAATATGGTACGTCTTTATTTTGTTGATGTCTTTTAAATGAAGCCATTCTTGCTATTGTATCTCTGCTTATAGGTTTTCTGTCTGCTAATTGTGAACTACGTGTCCAACCTACTCTTGTACCACAATCACTACCATTTTCTTCTTTCCATTTTCTTGCTCTTTTAGCATTGTTAGTTGCTGCTTGTGGGTAGTCAGTATAAGATTCTAAATTTATACTAATTGCTTCTAGTTTTTCTAATACATCTTCGTAATTCATAGTTTTATTGTTATTTTAAAAAAACCTATTTCTATTCTATATTTACCTATCTTAAATTTCATTATTCTCCTGCTCCTCCACTTGTTGCAGGTATTATACAAGCATCAAAGTTATTCTGTACTAATATACTTAGGCTAAATACCCAACCTGTTAATTCATTGTCAAATCGTTCTGTAAATGGTTCTAATGTTTGTTGACCTTGTAAAAAGTATAATGGGTTATTTACGTCACCATCTGTAGACTGATATAAACTATGTCTAAGCATAGATATTACATCTACTGATATTTGTAGACAGTCACTTAACACTTGTTGTTCACTACTTAGTCTTTCTGCTGACTGATAATTTTCAGTTGTCCAATCTTTCTTTTCAGTTACTAAGTCACATATAAATATTTGAAAATTATAGATCAGGCCACTATCTTGTGTTGTTACATTAACAGGATTAATGTGCATAAGAGCAAACTTCTCCATTTTCTCTAAGTTAATATCAAATATATCACCTGTTGTAACTGTTGCTATTTGATGATGTTTGTCACCTATATTCTTTAAAGTGTTTATTACGTTGTTATACGTCTTATTTGCTATCATTTAATTTTACTTTATTTTGTGAATCTAAATCTGTTTCATAACTTAACCAAGTTAAGCATTCTAACAAACTTAAATTTGTTATCCTTTCTAAATTTACTATCTCACCATTTGTCAATCTATACATCACACCGAACCAACCCCACTTTTCTGCGAATGATTCTGTGGTAATAGCGTCTTCATTTCCTTGAGCATTTCCATTGAAGACAATTGAATACTCTTGTACAATTCGTTGCCTAAACTCCAAAAAAAAACCAAAGAACTTTGTACTTGCTGTGCTGACATCTTTTTAAATTCTTCTGCTCTCATTCTTATATTACCATCATAGGCTTCAATAGTATATAGATTATTCTTCTTTTCTACTATTGGTCTAAACAGTACAGCCATTATCTCAGGCATATTCTGCTCTATACCATTTTTAATAAATGTTTCTATATCTGCATATTCACCTAAAGTAATAGAGTCTAAGTCAGGGTGAAAACCATACTCCTTACCTTCCAATTCAACTATCTTATTTAAAGAACTACTTTGCTTATCTTGTAAGTCACCTAATCTATCCATAATAACAGCCACATCTCTTATTGATAATTCCTTAATTAACTTCTTAGGAATATTAGACAATGCTGCTATTGTTTCTTCTGCTTCCTTTGTCTTACTGCCTTTTTGTAAATCTACGAGTTTAATCCACTTTTCTAAAGTGACATCTGCCCATTTACTTATTAATTTGTAGTTTTTAGTCTTATCTCCTTTCTTGATCTTGACTTTCATAATATATAATAGAAAAAGTTAATATTTAGTTTATTGTACATAGTATCTACCAAAGTTGCTGTCTATCTCGTAGAACATTCTCATTGCTAAAGCGTCAGCATAATCAGGTGACCTGCCTAAAATAGCCTTTACTGTGTCTTTTGGTAATATCTGTAATTTATTGTCTTTGTCTGCATCTTTTGTTCTTACTTGCTCTAGTTCTTCTATAATATGTTGCTTAACATTTACATCAGAACAACTTATACCTAATTGACCTTTATTGATTAGGTCTGCAAGTTTATAGTAACATTGTGTTTTTAAATTTTGATAATTCTCATTTTTTAAAGCCTTAGAATTATTTACAAAACCCTTACAACGTAAATAGTCTTTTACACCACCACCTACTCCATCTTCATCTACAATTATATTTCTAAGATTAACTTGGTTTTCTTGTTGTAATTTCTTAATCTCTTCCACAACATCATTTACAGCCGATTTAAGCAATGTTCTCACATAAGTAATATGTAACCCTTTCCACAGCATTATAACTGTTCTATCGCTTCCAAAACGCGCTACATCACAAGTTATGTATTTTTCACCATCTGTACCCCTTTGACTAAATAGACTTATTATTGAATTATAATCAATTAAACTATCATTAGTTGCATCATACTCCCAATTACCAAATAGTAGTCTTTGCTTACTCAATTCATCTAATTCAGATAATTGCTTTTCATAATGTTTAGATATATAGGTATTATCTCCAACTAAAGACTGTATAAACTTTTTACTTGACTTTAATGTCTTTTCTTTAGCAGGTTTGTAGTATTCAGTATATACCCAATTCTTAGCAGGATTACAAGTTAAAAGCAACTTAGGTATTAAATCATTTTCATCTAGTTTATATCTTAATCTTGATGCTACTATGTTTTTTGCTTTCTCTGTTATTTGATTTGCTTCATCTATAAATGCTGCTGTAATTTCTAAAGAACCTAATGAGTCAAAGTTTCTATCTGATGGATATAAGAATAAATCTTTTAATATTATTTCACTACCATTATAAAATGTTATTATGTTACTTGAACCATTAAAGTTATAGTGTTCATTTGCTTTTAATTCCCAAGCACTACAAACTTCAAAGAAAGTATTTAATGTAGTCTTTTTAAGTGCATCTAGTTTTGACCTACCCATTAAGTACCTAGTACCAGAGTATTGTAAACACATCATTATAATATAACTTACACCAACCCAAGACTTACCACCACCAGCTGCTCCACCAAATAAAACTTCTTTTGTCTTATTATCAAATAAGTATTTTAAACATTCTTTTTGTGTATTAGTAAATTTTGGTTTAATCTCCAAGATCAATATTTATTTTTATAGGCTCATTACCTGTTGTAATATCTATGTCTTGCCTTTCTATATACCCACGTTTCTTGCCTTTAGTTTTTAAATAGAATATAGTAGCAGATGTACTACCATCTTTTATTTGTGTATGTAACTGACTTTCTGCAAAATCTAATGCTATGTTTTCTACTTCTTTAACAGCCTTAGCAAAGTCTTCATCTTCTTTTAGCCATTTATAATATGTACTTCTAGGTGTGTCTGTTTGTTTACAAGCAACTGTTACTACTCCTAAGCTGTTTTCTAATGCTTGTAGCACTGCTTCTTTTTTTATGTGTCTACTTTTGTTCATAATTTTTTAGCTTTTTGTCCTGTAAATTGTTCCCATCTTTCTATTATAACATCACAATACTTTTCATCTAACTCCATTCCATAACATTTTCTGTTTAGTTTTTCTGCTGCTATTAATGTTGAACCGCCCCCCATAAAAGGGTCATAAATATTTTCGCTTTCAATTTGCTTTAACATTTTAATAATTAAGTCAACGGGTTTAGGAGTAGCGTGTTTAGCTTGTCTATCTCTTTTACTTTGTATAACATTAGGAGTTTTTCCATCTCCTATTTTTCCTGCTATTTTACTTCCGAATAAACACAGTTCGTGTTGGTTTCTAAAAGGCATACCCATACCCATTTGCATTTTATCCCAAACTATCATATTTCTAACTCTAAAACCTTTAGCTTCTGCTAAATCTAAATTATAAACCCACATTTTCCAATCGCAATAAATAAAAACTGAATGTGCATTAGGACAATTAGACAAAACGCTATTCATTAAAGCAATATAGCCTCTTGTGCTTAAATTGTCTGTTGCTATTTTTTTTCCTCCTCTTGCTCCAATACTTCCGCTTGTTTTTCCGCTTTCTTGAAAACCTCCTGAACTATAAGGAGGGTCTGTATATACCATATCAGCTTTTTCTCCATTCATTAGTTTAGCTACATCATCTGAGCTTGTACTATCTCCACACATTATTCTATGCTCTCCTAGTTGCCAAATATCACCCCTTTTTACTTTGCTTTCTTTTACTTCAGGTATTTCGTCATCTTCTATTAATCCTGCTTCAGGTTCTTTATCATCTTCATTTTCCCATACATCTAAACCCCATTCAGCAAGTTGTACACTATCCCATTCATTACCTAGCATATCCCATTCCCACTCACCAAAGTTTACATTGTCCTTTACTATAAATTCATCTTTTTGTTCTTTTGTTAAACCTTCTGCTACATCTATCCATACTTCAGATAGACCTGCATCTTTACTTGCTTTTAATCTCATATTACCACCAAGTACCATCATATTTTCATCTACTACTATTGGTCTTAACTTTAACATTTCAGGAAACTCCTTAATAGACTTTACTAATTTTTTAAATTTATCATTCTTAATTATTCTAGGATTATTAGGATTTCCTTTAATTTTATATAACTTAACTTGTTGTTTCATAATATATAATAGATTTTATCGTTATTTATTTAGCATTCTTCTTGTTATGCTGTTTTCTAATCTTCTTTCAAATTCTGCACTAAGTATATCTCGTATTATCTTTTCACTTGCTTTAAACTTTTGCTGCATATATTTAGAACTGTTAGCGTGTGGATTGTTAAAGTAATATTCTACTACATCTTTACTTAGTTGCTTTAATTGTTCTGGTGTTCTTTTATTTGGTCGCATATTAGTCAAATGATTCGTTAATACCTCTTTCTCCACATAGTTTTTCTTTTGCACTTTTCCACATATTATCTCTCTTTTTGCTTAATGTAGGCTCTGTCCTGATCAAATTAGGAAAACCATCAAAGTCTTTTTCTAGTTCTTGCATATACTTACCACAACTACATAATGCTTCTTTCGTTACCCATCTACCTTCTCTTAGTACAATCGTTGCCTTTTGTAAGTCTTTAGTTTCTTGACAAGTATTACATATAAATCTAATCATTGTTTGTTATCTTATCTAATTCAAATTGTAAGTGGTTTATTGCTTTACGTATATCTTGCTGTGCAGGGTTGCCTTCTTTTTTACCTGCTCGTAATAAATATGTAGTTGCTGTTCCTATATTATAGGACAAATCAAAGTTACTTACTACGTCCTTAGCCATATAGCCATTCTTTCCTTTA